TTTGTTTATTCTTAATTTGGGCTTGGTCTTAACCAGGCCATTCAGTCATTGAAGAATGAAATTCTTCTGGGTCCTCACATTCAGGGCAGTCAGTACAGCCACAGTCTTCATCTGCAAGGGCTGCAGCTACAGCTTCATCTTCTACTTTCAGAATCTTAGTGACCTTTACAGGCTTCTTAGCCTTCACTTCAACTTGTTCTGGTTCTTTAGGAAAAGTGCTTCTTTCTCCTTCACCCCAGGTTCTATTCTTATCATTACAATTAAAACAGGCCATAATATTTGTTACCTTGATTCAAATAGAGGAGAATAAATAGAAAAACCCCAAGAGAATTTCTCTTGGGGTTTTCAAAGCTAGAAGCTAATTCTTAGTTAGCTGTAGCGGTCATGGTCCCATAATTGACCAGTGAATAGTTCTCTTTCAGTAAGTCAGCATCTTTCACTTCAACAGCCACCGACTCAAGAAGCATTTGTCCAGTAATACTGAAGTTATCAGTACTTGGAGTAAATACTATGTCCAAAGGAGTTGCAGGTTGAGTAATAGACCAAGCAAACAAGTTTGCATAGCCTGAAGGTGCTGCTGAAAAGAGTGCATCAGAATCATTAGATAAACCTTGTAAGGTGAAATTAAGAGTCTGGTTGCTATTCTCTTTGACTGAGTATGAAATTTCAGCCAGCCTAGTTGGAAGGGTTACAGTTACACCATTTATGACCATGCTGAAGGTCATAGTTCTATTGGCATAGGTACCACTATGGAAAGCTGTCATAACTGTCTGAGCTATGCCATCAGTAAGGACATCAGCTTCTAGGCTAATGCTTACCTTTCTCTTCACCACTTGGCTTCTGGTCCAGCTAGAACCAATTCCAGCAATAGGTTCATGCTGAAAGTCTTGAGTGAAGGTAAAGCCTCTTGCTTGAAGCAAAACACTGATACCACTCACTGAAAGGCCTGTCAGGTCATAATGAGAAACTCTGGTAGCTGGTGAGAGAGTACTTAGGTTAGTAAAACTAAGTTTGGCACTTCTCTTAACTTCCTGAGGAGTCTCATTGAAGTTAGTCAAGCAGCTTCCATCAATCAGTTCAGCTGTACCTGAATAATCAACATTTCTGGCTTCACAGGTAAGGTCAATACTTCCAGAGGACCCTACAGTAAAAGCTACAAAATCCCCACTAAACTTTACTGCCATTATGCTAGTCTCCAATCTTTATAAATTGTAATATTCATTTTCTTAAACTTATTAGGTACAGTTGGGGGTGTTGCCACCCCCTTACTTTACAGAATTACCTTAACTTAAGGTCACCTTACAGACTGAGCTAGGATACATGGTGCCAAGAGTCATTCTTACTTCACCAAGGATAGTAATAATGTTCTTCTTGAAGTCATCACTGTCAGAGTCAGTTACATAAATGTCCATTTCCTCTCTCTGGTAAACGTCCCACTGAGAGAAGTCACCAACATAGGCATAGCCTGAAGGAACAGCACCTGACATAACCACTGGTACACCCCAGATGGTGCTATTAAGGTTGCTACCAGGAGAACCAAGCAAGTAACCAGAAGTACTCTGGCTAGTCTGCATAGTTGCCCAGTCAGCTGGGTTCATGAAGATGGCATTTGCCGTATATTCATTACCATCAGGTGCATTAGCAAGCTTAGCAATACCCAAAGCAAGTCTGTTGATATTGCTTACACCACTGGTAGACTCAGTTTGAACACTGTAGTTATCAAAGCCATCAAACTGACCTACATTGCTGTCATCACCATTGAAGATATAGTTAGTAGCCTTTCGCATTGCACCCTGTAACAGCTTCTGACCAATGAAGGCCTCAAGTCTGTTGCTGTCTGCCAGAATGTCTCTGGAAGCCTTTACAAAGTGAGCCACTGTAGCTACAACTTGGTCTTTACCAATCCAGGTGAAGTCAGTTTCACCCTTACTAGGCGTACCTGCAACAGTGCCTGAAGCAGCATGGGCTGCAGCATTGTTGGTAATGGAGGTCAAAGAGGCCACTCTAACTGAACCAGCACTGGTTGGAACAATGTTGAAGAAGTCAAGGACTCTAGGAGTAATTGAGACATTACCAAAGCCAGAGTTGGCATTGGCAATTCGGGCATTGTAGGAACCGTTAGTAGTAGCAAACTCAGAAGTTAGGTTCTTGGTTGTAATGCTGGTTCTAAGGTCTACATGGCTCTTTCTGTTGCTATTATCAGCTGCTTCCTTCAAGAAGTCTTTAATTTCAGCCTGGAAGGAGTTAGCTTTCATGGTCACAGGAGTCATAAGGTGGGCCAGGGCTTCAGTGTTGTTAGCTGAAATGCTGTCAACTGCAGCCTTCTCTTCCAAAACCTTAATTTGGTCATTGAGGCTAGTCAACTGCTTGACTTCCTCAGCGTTAGGACCTCTATCCTCAGCTTTCACTGCATCTAAAAGGGTCTTCACTTCAGTTCGTAAATTCTTAATTTCTTTTAATGTCTTATCCATTATTTTGTACCTTGTATAACTATTGCTAGTTAGATAGTTTCTCCCCATCTAATGAAGTCTTCAAGAGAAATAACTTCACTATTGGTGTTTTCAATTGGTTCTTCTTCAGAACCATTAGTTTCAGTAGTAGCTTCTACTACCTCTTCATTCCCATTACTCTCCACCAAGGGGTTAATAATGGCTTCCAGCCTGTCATGAAGACTGGATAAAACTTGCATCTTCTCTTCTGAGAGTTTTCCTCTTAGCTCATATAGCTCTTCAACTCTAGAGGTGTACTCATTCAGTTCATCAATGATGCGGTCAGTATGCTGTTTGAAAGTAAGGCCTTTTACAGCAACAACTCTGCCCATTTCATTAGCCCCTCTTAGTACTGGGGACCATTCAATAAGGTCAGCTTTCTTAATTACTCTGACTGTATTATCATATTCATAGTCAGTGATAAGGAACCCAACAGAGAACTCTTCAATTACTTCCTTCTCCAGCCACATGTAAGCTTCTAAACTGGAAGGAATGTCTGGGAAGAACTGGGCTTTAATGTACAAACCACCATAAGGCCTCAAGTCTTCTGGCAAAAGGGGGTCTCCTGGTTTAAGGTCTTTTGCTACAAGGGTCTTAGCTATGGGCTTCTCCCAAGAGTGAGACCAGATTCCAGCAGGTAATTTCTTTGCTATTGAATCAGTGAAGACTCCTGCTTTCATTATGTCGTTGTCAAAATCAACAACTCCATATACACTAGCAAACAATTCCACTGTATATTCAGTGGCATCTGTCCGTAGGTTCTTAAAACTAATGTTCTTCCTTGTCATCATCTATACCTTTCAAATTGCTATACACTTCAAATAGAGGGGGCTACTTTCCAGCCCTTATGGTGGTTTTTCTTACCTAGCTCTACTTGGGTCATATGACCACTGTTTAGGCCATTTTCTCTACAGAACTTAGCTAAATTGTGAATAACCACAATTTCACCTTCTGGGTCTATAAATCTATGGGTTCTGGAATTTCTTTCTCTGGTTATCTCTGCCAATTTGGTTTTGGTTTCTTCAGAATGTTTTCTCCCTATCCAGCGGGTTTTATTGGCCTCTGCAATCATAAGCTTGTTTAAGCAAGACTGCCGCTTACCCTTGTTGGACAGGCTAATTTTTACTTTGGAGTCTTCAGAGTGCTTTCTTCCCTTCATAGGAGAATTGGTGCAGACTGCAATATTGTAAGTTTCACCTAGCCCTTTAAAGTGGTCAAGCCAATATTGTTCTCTTGCAGTAAGACTTTCTTCAGTACATTCTTCAATTAATTGAAATACAAAGGCCTGTTCTCCATGTTTATTCCAAGAGTTTTGCAAATATGGGTTAGGGTGCCTATTGTTTTTTAACTCATAGCTATGTTCCTTCCACCTCTTTTCTATATGGCTGGACTGTCCTATATAAGCCTTTTTATTTTCAGTATTGGTAATGGTGTAAATACCAGTCATTATTGGCCTCCCTTTGGCTCAGGGGCCTGGGCTATATTTCCAATGGAAACTGGACTCTCAATATAAATCTCATCTTCAGGAACACTGTTGAGGCCAACCATCTTTCTTGCCTCACTTCTCTTCATAAGGCCAGACTGCCAAAGTAAAACTGCAGACTGGGCTTTCTCCTTAACTACAACTTCATATAAAGGAGACTGAGTAACATCAAATTCCAGGGTTTCATCTTCTGGAAGTAAAGCTTTGGAAAGTGTCTTGGAGATATTTGTCCATAAAGGATATAAGCAGCCTTCTAAAGCCTGTTTTCTAGCCTGTTCAATGTTGCTGTACTTCGCATCTTTCTGGTTTAAGCCAATAATGGTGCCAGGTACACCCCAGATAGCTGAAATTCTTTCTTCCATCCTATCAGTCATGGAGCTAATATCTAAATCAGCAGGGTTATTACCAATGAAGTGAACTTTGCTGTCTTCAGGGAATATGGCTGTACCACCTCTGTTCCCAGGTCCAAAGGAGTTGTTTAAGGTCTCCTTCATTTGCTCCATATTGGCTTTAGTAGGGTTGCCTGGAACAGTAATAAGAAGGCCCATAGTATTGGAGTTGGTTAGAATGTCTCTGGTATAAGCATCTACTTCCCTATCCATCCTTATATGCATGTCCATGCTTTCAGGAACTCTGCCTAAGCAGCCTTCTAGGCCAACTGCAAAATGAATGACATCTCTGGCTTGGTGAATCTCTCCCCTATCCTGCCAACCCACTAAAACCCCTTCCTGGATAATGGGGGTTAATTGGTTTTTAGGAATCAACCTTACAGGGTCATTAGCTCTGTCTCTAGTAATGACTAAGAAGCTATTGCCCTGGGTCTTTAGGTCATAGGCAAGCTTATGAATAATTTGTTCATAAGAAATGCCATATTCTGGGAGTGGGTTCTCCAGAAGGGTCTCAATTGCAGAACGTTCTACTGGGTTACCTTTTGAGTCTAAATGCCTCAAGGGTGCAGTTGTGAGGGCATCTCCAGTCCATCTAGCCAAAGCATCAATCAGGGTAGAGGTATGCTTATTAACTGTTGTTAGGCCAGTACTAACTGAGTAGGAAACACAGCTTCCTTCAAACCCAGATAACCCCTTCTCTGTAAATGCAGCACCTGCTGAACCAAGCTTCTTTAGGTCTGACTCAGTAAGTTCTTTTTTATTCTTTCTAAAACTGAACAAGCTCATTTTAATTTCTCTATATTAAATAGAGGGTTTAACGGCAGTCCAGCCTTTATGCTGCTTTCTCTTACCATGCGCTAAAAGGCTCATACAGCCAAGTTGTAGATTTTGGGCCTTGCAAAATTGGCTTAAGTTATCTACTTCTACTGTTTCACCTTGAGGGCTTTTAAAAATATAGGCAGTGCCTCTGAGAGTATTAGAAATTCTATTAGCAGTACCTTCTGGAAAAACTTGCCTTTTTCTGGCTTCTTTTATTTTCCTTTTACTTTCCTCAGTATGGGTCTTGCCTTTAAAAGGACTTGCTACAATGGAACCAACATTGTAAGTGCCATTGGATACAGAAAATAAATCATGCCAGTATTGTTCTCTCTCAGCAAGCTTCTCAATGGGGCACTCTTCTATTACTTCAAAGGTGAATGCTTGGGCACCATACTTATTCCAGGCCCTTTGAAGGTAAGTGTTGTGGTGTTTATTACCATTCAACATACTTCTGTGGGTCCACCACCTCTTAGAAATACAATTAGAAGAACCAATGTAGGTCTTAGAATTTGAAGTATTTGTTATTGAGTAAATTCCAGAACTATGCACATATCAAATAGAGGTGCTTTTACCCTTAGAACCTACTGACCATAATTCTCTATAGGTTTCAAATCTATGAAAGGCTAATGCTAGTGCGTCCACCACGTCATCATGGAGTTGAGTACCTTCAACATTGAACTCTTCTAACTCAGCCATTACCTCTTCAATTAGGTCTGGAGGAATAGCAAGAATTAAGTTGCCTTCATTGCAGTACCTAGCAGCTGTTTTGGCTCTAATGGCCTTTGAAGCAGTCTGGGGAACACTTACAATGCCATCTCCATAGGAAACCAACTTCTCTGCATAGGACTTGCCAGCAGCTCCAGGGTCTTGAGGAATGAAGGTTAAGACATCATCACTTAGAAGAGAGTCTTCATACAGGGTGCTTTTGAACAGTGCTTCTACTCTTTCAGGTGAATACTGGAACCTCTGAAGGTCTACAAGGTAGTAAATGCCCTGGGAATAGCCTAATAGAACCCCTACTGTGTAGTCTCCAGCCCCTTCTGTGGCTGCAAAGTCCCAACCTCTGGAGTAAATGAGGTCTTTGGGCAGTTCTCCTTCCAGGGTTCTCAGGTTCTTTACCTTGAAGAACTTTCCATCAGAGTCTTGGAATTCATGTTGAGACTCATTCAGAAATGCTTCTAAGCCTCTTTCATCAACAAACTTCTGGCAGGTTTCAAGGCTCATTCCCTCCCAAGTAGGTGAACCATCAATTACAACTCTGTTCCTACCTTCAATTGTTTCTACTGAATGCTTGAACTCAGTAAGGGCTGGAATTAAGTGGAACTCAGCACCTTGAAGAAATGGGGGGTCTTTACTTTGAAGCTTGGAAACCAACCCATTTTTCAAAATCTTATTCTGGATAAAGAGAATTCTAGATTCTGAACTTCCAACTGGAAGAATAGTCTTTGTAATTTGCTGCTGCTTCTTGAAAGTGGCATTTCTAGTGTCTGTAGAGGTCTCAGCATCATCAATAATGATAAGGTCAGGCCTTGAGGAGTCTAATTTCATACCTCTAATGCCTTTATCCAGCCCAACAGCAATTACACTGCCAAAACTGGTCCTTATAAAGCCCTTTCTATAGCCTCTGCTGTTGCCATACTGGTTCTCTAACCTTGTTACCCCTAATTTCTCTAATTCTGAAAGGATAGATTCAACATGGAGGTCAGCCTGGGCCTGGGTTCCTGAAACATACAGGACTGTAGAAGCCTTTTTATGAAGCAAAGCCCAAATAACCCCTTGCTGGCAAACAGTTGACTTACCTTGACCTCTAGGGGCAATATAAATGGCATTAGAGTTAAGCCCAAACCACTTCAGAAGCTGTCTATGCCAGTCAGAATAGGCAATTGAGGGCTTAAATACACTATTGCACCAAGCTACAGGGTCATTATTCCTATAGTGGAACTCTTCTTCCTCAACTGGTTCAACTCCATCAGTTAGAATGCCATGTAAAGGGCTTTGAAGTACTCCTACAGGGCTTTGAATCAGTTCCTGGATACTCTCAAAACTGAAATTAAACATGGTTCTGAGGTCTTACAAAGGACTTCTGGGCAGCTAATAGGTGAGAACTAATGTGAATAGCCTCAGTAGGGTTCTTTTTCACCCAATTGGCATCATTCAACACCTCAGCCATAGTTAAGAGGCCACCTAGATAGCCCTGAAGAAGAGAAGCTAATAGAATGCTTAACTCATGCTCATTGGTTGGGGCATTCTCTTGGAGAAGAATGGCATCTTCACTTTCCAAGTCCAACTCTAAGGCCACATGCTTCCAAGTAAAGCCCTTGCTATACATACTCAAGGCTTTCTTAAGAGTGGTAGGGGTATACAGCTTCTTGAACTGCAATTCTGAGATATTTGTTTCTTTTACTAACTGAGCCATTATAATGAAATAGAGGGCTAGAGTTAGAAGAAGGCAAGGTTTTAGGAAGCTTTGCGGTCTATGTTCTTTCTTCCCTGTTTATCCCAGAACTTAGTTGCAGCTTCAGAAAGTTTCTTCTTTGTTTCTTCAGATACAGCTTGAGTTCTTCCTTTGTTGGGTGAGGGTCTTCCTTTCAAAGCTAAAGACAATTTCTTTTTAGTCTCATCAGAAAGGGGCCTACCCTTGAATTTTTGAGACATTAGCTGCTTTCTTTCTTCAGACCAGCTACTTCCTAAAGTTGGAGATGCAACAATGGGACCTAAATTGAACATTTCCTTGGTCTCAGATAGTTTATTAAACCAAGCCTGTTCTTTTTCAATCAATTCTTCCTTGGTACATTCTTCAATCAGTTCAAATGTAAAGGATACTTCACCATACTTATTCCAAGCATTCTGAAGGTGTTTATTTGAGTGCCTATTGTTTCTTAGGTCAGCCCTATGCTTATTCCATCTTTTACGGTGGTTAACAGAAGAACCTACATAGGTTTTATTATCAATGCTATTTGTAATGGTGTAAATCCCACACATGACCAAATAGAGGCCAAGAGTGGGGTTTAGGGAAGGTTAGCCTGGGCAGCTACCAAGTCCTCAGTATCTGTATGGACATATAAAGACAGGGTGGTTTCTATTCTTGAGTGCCCTGCTAGCTTCATGAGGACATTGGGAAGAGTTTTGTACTCTGTGGCATGCCTGGTACACCAAGTATGTCTCAAGTCATGGAAGGTGGGAATGGGCAAAGGAAAGCCTCTGGAGTCAACAGAGGGCAATTTGGCCTTCCTGACCATGCTATTGAAGGCCATAGCCAGTCTTCTAGGCTCTGGAGGGTTGGTATGGGTGCTGTTGGGGAATACAAAGGGGGTTTGGTTCCTTTCCTTCTCCTCTTTGAGCCACTGGAAGGCTGAATTGGGAAGGGGAATGGTCCTTTCACCACTGGAGGTCTTGGGTGGAACTCTGAGAAGGCCACCTTTGGCCTCATTTCCCATTAACTTCTTGGTGGCTTTACTGACTCTCTGCCTTGTAATGGTCACTGTGAGGGTTCTTCTGTTGAGGTCAATGTATTTCCACTCCAGGCCCAGAACTTCTCCTATTCTCAACCCAGTTCTGAGTGAAAGGAGAATACAACCATAGCTCCAATGGCCTTCTGCAGCCTGGAGAAGACTTTCTTCCTCTGCTTGGGTCAAAACCCTTGCAGTCTGGAGAATGTTCCCTTCTGAGTCTGTCTTTCTTCTGTCTCTGGCTATCTGAACAGCCTTGAAGGGGTTCAAGTGGTTGTGAGGAATCTTCCCTCTCTTCTGGGCATGTCCAAATATGAGGGAACCCAGGTTTCTAATGTTCAATTTGCCCTGAATGCTGGCATTGGTCTTGGCAAGCATGGCTTCAACATGTTCTGGAGTCAATTTGTCAAGGTGAATTTGACCCAAGTGAGGCAGCAGCCACTTATTGATAATGCTGTTATAACCCTCAACAGTCCTGAGGCCAAACCTCTTTCCAGTCCTGGAGGGTGCAACTGGAAGAATGGTGGTTCTGAAATACTCAACCCATTCACTGAAAGAAGGAGTTTTCTCTGTTCTGCCAGACTCAAAGGCCTTGATAGCCTCTGCTTGCCTCTCAATACACAATTCTAGGCTTGGGGCAGTACCTTGTTTCCTGAAGGTGGTTCCATCTGGGGCTGTTCTCTGGAACTCATACCTCCACCTACCCTGGCTATCCTGCCTGATACCAACTGGGACTTTTGGCACCCTACAACACCCCCTTTCTTGGTTCAAGTCCCTTCAAAGGTCCCTTCAAGAAACCCTTCAATTGAGTTGAGTTTCTTGGGTTTGAAAGAATGGGTCCCTTCAAAAGTCCCTTCAAGGCTGTTATTAACTTGAGTGGAGAAGGGGTAAAAATGATGGGTTTAGGTTCATTTTTCTTGGCCCGGACGAAGGGACTCGAACCCCCAACCCTCAGTTCCGAAGTTCTAGCTTCCATTGCAGACTATACGGGTGAATTAGTCCCTTAGATTCAGGTTTCAAGTCTCTGGAGGGGCTGCAGGTTCATTCCAGGTTCAAAAAGGGTGTTAATGTTATTGGCCTTTCTGATAATAGTTCATATGATAGTTACCATTGAACCTAATTTCTAATAACAGTATACAAGTGTAATAACACTAGTAGACATCTATGTACTACCATCTTTAGACTCCTAAACATGTAGACATATGTATCTTTATGTATCCTGCCAGGTTCAACATGAGTTCCCTGCTTCCTATACTATCTCTGTTATGTGTTTAGTAATTAGTTTGTACTTGGGCCTCTGGAAACCATAGCTAGTCCCTGAATAACCCTATTCCCCAGTATAACCACCCTTTTGGGCCTCTAGGCAGAGGTAAATGGTCCAATAGGGCAAAATAACCTTTTCTTGAACCTGAGGAAAGTCTACTTTGAACCTAAAACAGCTTTTGGAGGGTCTCCAAATACACAGTTCTCTTAGTAATGCTTCTGAGTGGTCTCTTCTGCTGGTACTCCTCAGTGGGTAAAAAGCACCTATGCCTATGACTGACATCCCTGGGAAGAAACCTTTTCTAATTCTGGCTGCTTTCCTCTTCCTGCTTCTAACAATACTGGTTTGGCCCAATAGGTAGCCCCTATAGCTAGCTTTGCTGTACAGGGCTTCCAGGCCTATTGCTATGGGTATTGGAACTATGTGGTATACACCCAATTGCTATGGCTAGAAACTCAAAAAGCATCATGGAACAAATAGCTGAAACAGCAGAGCAAGACCAAGCTATTCTTACAATCACTGTGGGAGGAAAGGCCTGGAGACTCCCAGTTATGGGGAAAATGAAGGTAGCTGGAGACGTGGCTTTCATGGACATTCCAGCTGTGTATGGTCTCTTCCAACACCAAGACGGAAACTTAAGTAAGGCTACTGCAACTCAGATAGCTACTTCAGAGGAACTGTTCTTTCCACAGAGGGCAGAAGAACTAAGGAAGCTACAGGAACTGGCTAAGAAGTTTGGTTTTAGCCTCACTAGACAAGAAGGTTCAGAAGTTACCCCTACTAGAACCAGGGCACCAAAAGGCAAAGGTAAACCTAAAGCTGAACCAAGGGCTGTTCCATCCAAGGGGCAACTCTTCCTATACGAGAAAACCAAGACCCTCCTTGAGGTAGCAGACGTTATTGAAGAAGATGGTAAGTCAATTCTCATAATGGCAGACCAGAAGGGAGATACCAGGAAGGTTCCTTACAGTGCTGTCTTCTGGAGATACTACAAGGAACAGAGTACTTCAGAAAAGAATGTTCCAGCTGTTCCTATAAAGGAATACAGGGTAAAGCTGACTCCAGACAATTAAACTCTCTCTCTTCCCCTCTAAACCTCCAGCAACTATGTTGGAGGTTTTTTATTGTCTTTGAACCTAAGGCAGTTTTGAAACTTCCAAAAGTGGGGAAAGTTGGGTGTTGGCTTTCGCCCAAATTTGAACCTAGAAAAATAAAAGTGGGGAAAGTTGAATGTTTTCTACCCTTTGGCTTTTGACCAGAAATATGGTCACTTTAGGTTCAAATGTCAGAGAGGATAGGAGGAATCTATTAGGAGGAATGGGATATATATACCATGTATAGATTAGTTCCTTCTCCTTATCTTCCTCCTTCCTATTACCTCCTCCCGTCCTATCCTTCCTTCCTTACCTCTAGGTAATCACCTAGTAGGTTTTTTTTTTTTTGAAAAAAGTCCCAAAGGGCAGTAATGTTCTTTCACTCATTACAACTTTATATATATGCAAGTGGAGGAAAAGGCTGAAAAGCCTCCTCTATTAGCTATGAAGACTTAATTACTCTTCATAGACTCTTCTGAGTTTGTTTCCTATTGAGGGGGGCCTAAGAACCCCCTTCTCCTAAAGAATCAGGGCAAAGATAGAGTCAAATAGGAAATAAAGTAAAATGACTCAGTTTAAGACTCTCACCCTTCCAGTATCTGTATATAACAAACTGGAAAAAGAATATTCTCCTTTATATGCTGGCTTAATATGGGCAATTATGGCTCTGCCTCATTGCATTAAGACTAAGAATGAGTATTCTTCAGTATTATATTTCACTACCAATTTTATCAAGGCTAATTCTACTCTAAAAGGAAATAGCTTTTCTGCTTCAGTCCTGCTTGATAAAGTTATTGCCCTTACAGGCATTACCATAACCACCACCAAGGTACCCTGTGGGCCTAAGAATAAGAATTTCTATACAATCATTACTTCTAGGACCCTTCCTGACAAATTTGAAGACCTATTCAGAGAAGCCCATAGCTACTCCAATCTCAAGGGGCAGCAATGGGGGGCTAATAATAAGCCAGTCATTCTTCAGAGAATCCCAGATGAGGTTGAACCAACTCTTGACCAGGCTCAGGTTATTGAAATCCTTGAAGCTAACTCAAATAGATGGAATGGCTTAAACAAAGGTCTTAACTTAGCTCTGCAAGAAGTTCTTACTTGGCCTGAAGGAGACCAGAAGTTATATTCTCTCAGTACCCTTAGAAAGTGCATTCAAGACCCAGTAACCCAATATGGGCCTGTAGCCAACTCCATGAGACTTTATGGTAAAGGTCCTGTTCTCATTTATCTGCCCAAGGCAATTAGAGATAATGTTATTCTTCCTGAATTAGACTTTCTCAGTTTAGACTTAATTAGCTGCCAATACTTTATAGCTGTAAAACTTTGGAACATTGAGACTAATTTCCTTTCCCAAATAAAGCAAGGTCATTCTATCTGGGAGACTCTTCAAGCTTCCCTGCCATTTGGTTCTAAAGACCTTTTTAAGGAAGCTATATATGGAACCATCTTTGGCTGCTCCTGGGATAGAAAGACGGCCAATGGCCTTTCCAGCATCTTTGAGAAGCATAATGCCCTTCACTTAATGGACCTGTTCAAGGCTATTCCAGAGGTTCAAGCTTTATATGCTGCTAGAGAAGCCAGGGCATTGGAACTGGCTAAAGTAGGTTACCTGTCCCTCTTAGATGGAAGCATTCTAGCTTATAGCGAACAGTTCAAAGCTAGCATCATCTGTCAGGAAATCCAAGACTATGAAGCCTACTTTATCAGAGAACTAATTAAGGTTCTGAACACTAAAAAAGATACCTATGTAACTGCGCTACTTCATGATGGTATTTGGGTTAGAACCTCTAACCATGAAAGGACCTTCCATTTAGCTTGTAGGGTCCTTGAAAAGACTCTAGAGATATTTGAAATGGCTGGAGGTCTTTCAGGGTCTTCCAGTCAAATGCCTGAAGCAAAGAAATACTTTGGCTTAAACTCCATGAAGGTGGCTGCATAATGTCTGGCATTTACACCATCACCAATTGTTCCAATAGTAAGGTTTATGTAGGTTCTTCTAATAATATAGACAGAAGGTGGAAACAGCACATATACGCGCTGAAGAAGAACACTCACTATAACCATCACCTCCAGTGTTCTTGGAATAAATATGGTTCAGAGGCTTTTAAATTTGAAATAGTAGAAGAGTGCCCAGTTAGTGTATTGATTGAAAGAGAAGGCTATTGGTTGAGTACTGTTCCAGAAACCCTGAGTTACAATGTTGCCCAAATAGTTGAAGGTGTAGTATGTCATTCTGAAGAAACCAGGCTTAAAATGTCAAAAGCACATAAAGACAAAGCCTATAGCAGAAAGGGCCAAGGTGCCAGAAGTTGGACCTTTACCAACCCTAAAGGGGAAAGAGTGGAGATATTCAACCTCAAGCAGTTCTGCAGAGAGAATAACCTTCACATGGGTTCAATGAGTGCCATTGCAGCTGGCAAGAGAAACAGCCATTCAGGGTGGAAAGCATGTGCATAATAGGCACCATTGATAGGCTGAACAAGAAGGGCTACAGCATTCCTAATGAGGCTGGAGACATTCTCTTAATAGGCCATGTTCTGGAAGCTATCACTAAAGGTCCAGTAGAACCTGAACTGGAGGAAACCACCCAAGGCAAGGTGTACATTGGGCAGACTTCCCTTTCTATTCCAGAATATTTGAATGAGTTGAATAAGTGCTGTAAAAGCAAAAACCCCTCTGGCCTATTGGTCAAAAGACTGACTGGCAAGAGGGGCAATATTTCCTTTTTCTTCTCTGAGGTATTAGGTCTAATTGGGCTAGCCTGTTGAGGCTAAAGGAATGCCCAAAGAGGCTGCATAGGCAGTGAGTAAGCTCAGGCCAACTCTAGTTAAAGCCTTTTTCCAGTCATATTTAACTGTTGGGTCCTTCTTCTTAGCTTCAAGATAAATTTGGAAGTCTAAAAGGGCTACATAAATTGTTGGAACTACTATCGTAAGTGAAATCATTTTCTTATTTACCTTTATTTTCTGTTTCTGTCCTCAAGTAATATTTCAATTTTGGCTTCCAGTCTGTTCAGAACCTTAGCTATACCTTCAAACTTCTCTATGAGGTCATGTAAATTAACCTCTTGGTTTGCTATACGTTGTTCAAGGGCTTTAACCCTACTGGATAGCTCAGACATCCACCAGACCCCTCCAAGCAAGAGAATAACCACTGGAACAGCTTGCAAAACAATTGGTAACATAATTCGAATAAACCTCTAAACAAATAGAGGAGTTACCTCTATTAGTATGTAGGCTTTGAACTTCTTAGTTTGTTCTTTGTTCTCTGGCCTACAACATCTAAAAGCCCCCAATTGGGGGCTTTATTTGTTTATAGGTACCATCCAGTCTCAGCTGGTTTCTTCATTGTAATAAAGCTGTCTACAAACTTTCCATCTTTCAGGATAATTGGGGTTATTCCCAAATATCTAGCAAAAGCTTCTTCTTTCTCCAATAAGGTACTTGGTCTAAGAATGACTTTATAAGGGATAATTTCACTTGGCTTCATAATGCACTCAGGGAATACATAGAAAACAGGTGCCCCTTGAGTCTCCATTCTTCTCAGAGTAAAGAACTGGTGAATTTCCAAGGCATAGGTTTCATAGTTTGGGCTTTTACTCTTAACTTCATAATACCTTTGGGCATTATTATTAAAAGCAATTAGGTCTGGCTGAGACCTTACCCATAAAGCACCTTCAGAGAAGTCTGTCTGAAGTCTGGTATTGGGGTTGAAATCATGGTAACCAGCTCTAATATACTGCCACTGGTTAGCACTAAGAAAATTCTCAAATTTTAGTTGAAGCCTCTCATGGTCTTCCATTGTTTGTTCTCCTTAAGAAAGAAAAATTACTTCTTTCAATTAAATAGAGGGAGAACTGTAATGCTAATTAGTTAAGCAAACGTTTTAGCATCGGTACTTTTTTTAGTAATAATTGTTCCACTACTCAGGTAAGTCAAAATCCAGGTAAGTTCATTTGCAATGGAAGTACAGACAATGCTGAACTGGTTATCATCAGAATCTGTGACATTGGTAGTGAAGCTTTGAATTAGGTTAAAGTCCTCATCATACAGATAGCCATAAATGGTGCTGCCATCCAGTACATACACCCCAATAACTCCATTGGGACTTACACAAAGGTCCGCTTGGGTTCCAGTTCCTCTTACAGTCATACCTCAAATAGAGGTACATGAGGGTTCTAATTCTATTCATAGCTACGGACAATAGACCAAACTCCATCAGTTAGCCTGAGTTCCAAAATACTCTTATAGTCACTGGCAACCCTCTTGGCACTGGTGAAGTTCTCATTATAAGCCAAGTCTTCCCCAGAGTGGCCTAATAGAGTGGTTGTATCAGTTGCACCTAGTCTGAAATGGTGCCTATTAGCCCTAACAACATAGTCTATGGCCTTGTCATTTCCTCCACCTCTCCAGCAGTATCTCTTTTCAGAACCATCATACTGGGCATTTGTAATACCACTAGCTGGCAAATTGCTTGCTGTCCAAACCACTGATTCTGCTTTAGGGTATGGACCTCCAGTGAAATATGAACCTAAGGCATCAGTTGTGGCTGTACCTCTGTCAGGAGAAGAAGTAATTTCAACTCCAGCTGCAGGTACTTTATTTGAGGAATAGCATAGGCCTTGAACTCTTCCATGTCCATGCCAGTGAGTGCCCAAAGGAGTGGCAACATCATAGGCAGTGCCTCCAAATACGTCTCCAGCTCCTGGATAGACCTGAACCCAGTCATACAGTGCTTGGGCCTGTACAATTGTATTCTGCAGCTTAGTTTGGTCTTGAACTGACCAGGTTACACTTTCTCCACTGTATTGGGCCAAGTATCCTGCCCCACCAAGGAAGAAGCCATGCCTTTCATCAGTATGGTATGCATCTGGAAAGTCTATATCAATTTCTGAACTGCCTCCAGGAACCCCATTGACAGAATAACCATTCATGGTCTTGAACAGGTCTGCCATTTGGGCAATGGTGTAATGCACAAAGTACCAATAAGGTTCTCCTCCAGTTGGTTGAACCCAGTATTGGTCTGGCAAGTCAACACAACGCCCATCACAGGTTGCATAGATATTAGTCCAGCCATAGGTGTCATTGTCATCCTCAACAGTCCAAAGTAGAGTTTCAGGCCCAAGGTCAGGAATGAAGCTTGCTTTATTGAAGGAACTTCTCCTCAAGCTAATTTCACTTACAACTAATTGAGAAGAGGCTGGAAGAGACAATGTAATTTCACTGAAGCTATTTATGCCCCAGGCTGGAGTGGTACTGTTTGGTAGACCAGCAATGCCTTCTCCATAGTCCCAATCAACAGGCCACCTAGTAGAACAGGTATCAGTTATCCAAGTATCATCAGTTGAACAGCAGGTATCTATAAAGACCTGCTTTACTTCCCCATCATTTCCAGTAGTGACATTCCAATACCTTCCATCTATTGAAACCTTGAATGGAACATTCTGGCTACCTACAGACTTAACCTTCAGCATTAGAAACCTATAGGCTTCAGAGTTAATAGGAGTTGTAAAGGCCTTTGTAACGGTCCCTGAGGTGCTTGTAGTGGTTAGGGTAACTCCAGAGGCCAGAGTAAGCCCAGAAGCTGTCCAGCCACTTGTAGAAGCAGAGGTTAGGGCATAGTTGAAACTATGGGCCAAGTCAAATGCCCCATATTGCTTCCCATGAATCCAGGTTCTCCAGTTGTGTTCATCCTCATCAATGGCTACTAATGAACTGCCTTTAATTCTTGCATTACAGTAGCTAAGGGTGTCTATGTTGTGTTCATCAACCCCATCAGGTCCAGGAGGAGTCTTATTTCCACTTATGTTTACAGTAATGTCTTCCCTGTTCTGGGTAACTTCCCTGGTTCCACTTCCAGTTACAGATAATTCTACAGCTGCAGTGGCCTCATCTTGGTCATATATTTTCCAGGTCAGGGCTTCATCTGTGAGTTCACCATACCTATAGTTCCTCAGGTCCCATTTATAATGGGTAGGTTCAATATAAGCCCTGTTTACTGAAACAAAGTTCTGGTTTGTGCTGCCTCTTACCCCAGAATAGGAACAAGCAGCCCCAGTGTCAGTATCGGCATGGTTGGTAACTCCATCTCCAGTGTAGTCAAAGCTGTACTCATACCCTTCAGGAACAGTGACATAGCAGGAACCAGCAGGAAGAGTGGTTTCTTGGGCGATACCTTCACAGGAAGCACTGACTATATGGCCTCTCAGAATTTCAAATTCAGATAGAGTGGTAGAAGAAATGTTTATAGCTATTCCAGGTGCAGTCACAGTTAGGTTAGTTGCAGCCCCTGAGGGCACCACTTCATAAAACCTAATGGCTGAAGCTGGCATACCCCTAAAGTATGCAACTCCATCGTCTCCCCACTTTGGGTATCCATCTTCTAAGTAGTCTTCACCTACTGGAACGTCTGCAAGTTCAAAGTACTCAGCTACCTCAACTGAGAATGAATAGCTGCCAGACTCAGTGGCACCTCCAGAAGTATGGTCAAGTGCCCAGGGTTCTACATCAACAGTACCAACAACATGAGTACCTGGAGAACCGTCTCCAAAGGAACCCATTTGGGCATCATAACTAACCACTGTTCCAGCTAAGCTATGGCCTGTACCATAGTAGTCAACATTGGACCCTATTGTAAAACCAAAGTCTCTAATACTGGGTAATGTAGCCCCACAAAAAGCATCAACACTTAAGAGGAAGTTCTGGTTGTACCCTTCTCCATCTACATAACCATCCCAGGAGTAAGTCATAGCTCCTGAGAAGGTTCCTTCAAAGGTCAGAGTTCTGGTTCTACCAGTAGCATAGCCCATTACAGTTCTACCGCCACCTTAGGTGTATAGCTGAGAAGAATTGGACCCATGAATTTCTGCAGCATTCTATTCATAGCCTCATACTGAGACTTCAATGAAATTTCTAAGCCTGAAGCACCACCTCTGTTCTTTAAGGTTCCAGCAGTGTATTTGGCATTAATGAGAATATTATCCTCTCCATTAACTTCACTCAAGGTTACAAAGCTCCAGTTCATGCTGGTAATGGTGTATTCACCCCAGTCTTCCAGGTTCACTTTGTCCCCTCTCCACATTGGCAACCCTGAAGAGTGAATGAGAATGTTGGGACAGTCAAACTCAAGGATAATTTGACTCTGACTGACAGTGGCAAAGATTCCACTTGCAGCTGCATTCACTGCAGCCTGAGTAGTTAGTTTAGGGTCTGCATAGCCCAATGGCCTTCTCTCTCCTAACCAGTTGGCTGGCCTGGGCCATATTGTTGGACTCCATGAATCAGCATCAAATTTGACTGCCTGAAGAGGCTTCTTGGTGAATGGGTTCCAGCCAGTAACTCTGACCTCATTGGCTTCAATAGGAAGTATCTGTTGGTTCAGGTTGCTATAAGAAGGCCTCAAGGCATCAGTTTCAGTTCTGTACACTGAAAGAGTCAGCTGGTCAGGCTTATTCTGAGAAACTGCCACCTCTGTTCCAGGATAGTCTGGAAACCCTGTTGTAGGGTGAGTTCCAAAGTACCAACTAGGAATATAAGTAGTATGAATGTCCTGGAGTGCTTGCTGGAAGGTTGTACCTATGTCAAAGGAACTAGCCCATTTACTTCCATCAACTGGAACATCAGGCATTGTAATTCCAGCATTCTGAAGGTAGAAGCTAACTGGGGTTTGGTTCAGAATGAATTCAATTGCACTGTTATAGCCCCCAGAGACTGGGGCATTACATACCAGCATTCCATCTGTTCCAGCCCTCTCTCTAAACATCATTTGAGTTGACTGAAAGAAATGGTCCCTACATTCCAATTCTACATACTTCAGCCCATCATAAAGCCCATCATAAATTTTAGGTAAGCCAGTTCTGCCCTCAAAAACAATTTGGTCTCCATATTTAAGCTGAATAGGCCAGTTCTCACTTTCTAGGGTGTAGCCCATTCCTGAAGTTAAAGCAGTGAAAAGGTCATACCTCAGGCTCATACTCAGGGTAGTACCAAATGGGTCATCAGGTACTTGGAAGTCCATTCTCTTTACTGCTGAAAGAATAGAAGCAGAGTAACCACTGGGAGTATAGTTAATGATGCTAGGCCAGCCATACTGAACCCCGTAAACAAAGGGGGTATGCCAGGCATCTCCAGTTAGGGTAACTTTGCCCTGTACATTCTTTCCAGTTGTGTAAGTGCTTCCACTACCATTCTCCATCACAAAGCTACTGACTGCACAACCACTAGCAGCATCTCCTGAGATATAGGCATTGGTTATAGTGGTTAAAGCTGGGTCATTGGCCCAAGTTTCAGGACTTCCTGAAGGGGCTTCAGCTAAGGTAAATTTCTTACTCTTAGCATAGCCACTGGCAGGGTACTTGACTGGAGCTATACTTACATCTATATTGCCATCAGGAACAAAGAACCAGAATGGGGCTGCATCATGCATATTAGCCCTAGCCAATGGGTGCAGCTGCATTGAACCATTGGTAATGTTGTAAATTAGTACTTCACTCTTTCTGTAAGGCAAGATAGCTAGTTCTTGGAATTGGTTTTGCCCTCCAGTGCCACCTGAATTACCTAGCTGGTATTCATTGACTTTGACTTCATCTTCCCAGACTTCTAGAATGCCAGAACTCCAAACTCTAATTTGGAAGTCTCCACCCCAACCACATTCTAGGTATCTTGCATCTCTCTTTTCAGGAACACTGAAACAGAAGTAGCTAATGTAAACCCCAGTATCTATGGGAAAGTCAAAATTAGTCTCAACCTCAGCACTCATACTAAGCTTAATGAGTCTGTCTATGTTGTTCATAGACTTGGTAGCCCAGTCTCCAGTGGCATAGTTGCCAGCTGTGAGGCTGAAGTCTGATAAGGTCAACCTAGCGTTGATTCCAGAACCAGAGGTGCTGAATGAGTCAAACATGAAGTTTGGTTTCAGCATCAAAGTATTGCTAGCTGGACATAACCAAGTATCACTGTGGGTGCCATCCCAGTCTGAATCATCAGCCAGCCACCCAATTCTAGGGGTAGCTACTCTGGCCTGTTCTCCGTTCAAAATTAAGCTGAAGGGTAACATGCTTTCCACCCCTTATGGCTTTTCCGTCTTCCAGCAGCTACAGACCACATATGAGAAGCACATAGGCCATTTTCTATACAGAAATTCTTGAGGTTCTGCACCATCACTGTAAGCCCCTCAGGGCTAATGAATTGGAATACTGTATTGCATCGTGATTCAGACATTTTCCTCTTTGTTTCTTCTGAGTGTGTTCTGCCTCTAAGCTTCTCTACATGCTCAGGGGACAATGTTTTACCAGTGTGTGCTTGAGAAAGCTTCTGCTTATGTTCTTCAGAGAGTGTTTTCCCTTTATTGGCTTCTGAAAGCTTTCTTCTGGTTTCTTCTGACTTAATTACCCCTAAGCCATTTTTATTGCCTCTCATTGCTAGAGACACCTTCATTCTAGAGGCTTCATTTCTCATTGGGTTCTCTGCTGCATCAACAATATTGAAAACCCCTCCATTCTTCTTATGAAAGTCTATCCAAAACTGTTCCTTCACAGTGAGTTCATCAATGGAACAGTATTCAAGAACTTTATACTCAAGGCTTTCAGAACTATATTTGTTATAGTAGTTCTGGAGGGGTAAGTTGTGGTGAGTATTACTCCTAAGCATATTCTTATGCCTAGCCCACCTTTCAAAAATATCTTGGGCTTGGCCTATATAGGCTTTTCCAAATGGCCCTTTAGCCTTAATTACATAAATTCCAGACTGCATACCTCAAATAGAGGTATAGAATCTTTAGAATACTGTTCTCCGTTCAAAATTACAGACCAGCTCATGCTCTAGCCACCCTACTGGAAAGACCCATTTCTAGAACTGCAGCCCTTACTGCTTGGGTCATTAAAGCTTCCCAACCACCTGCATAAGCCCCACTTCTAGTAAGGTTGAATGGACTCACTGCATAATTAGCCAGTTGACCTCCACCTAATAACTGCTTGTTCAGTTCCACTGCTTTCTGTTGCAGTTCAACCATTTGCCTTGTATTGGTAGCAATTTCTACTTCTGCAGCATTTGGAACTGTGAAAGTACCTTCTGCTGGTTCAGCTAGGGCTTTGAAGTCTTTAGATAGCTTTTCAGTTAAGGTATCTACTTTCTTATTAAAGTCTTTTCCATTCATTGCTTGGAAGAAAGTTTCAGCAGTTTTAATGCCTTTCTCCAAGTTACTCATAATGTCAAATAGACCTGCCTTCTTTGCAGCTATAATGCCTAGTATTCCTAAGCTTCCAATTACACCTTTGCCAAGCATAACCATAGCCTTGACTATCCATACTGAAGCTGAAATAAGGTTCTTACCTAAATTAACCACAACTGGAATAAATTGATTCAGGAAGTTTGGTAATTCTTGAATGGCAACAATGATGGTAGCCACAATTCTTGGAACTCCTCCAAACATCTCAACTATCTTAGTAAATTCTTTTCCAATGTTCTCTCCAAGTTTCTGAAGGAACTCAGGCTTAATGTTGGACATGACAGCAGCCAAAGAATTGATAATTGGAGTAAATGCCTTTCCAAGTCCAATTCCTATATTGCTGAGAACATTGTCTAGAAGGTTCTTACCTCTTCCAATTACTTCTGGCAATTCAAATGGAACCTGCTTTCTGGTCTTGTACAAAGCCTGGATAATTCCTGTAATGAAGCCTTGAACTCCAACTTGCTTATTTAGCTGTTCAGCATTGGCAGTTCCAAAGGTCTCAAACATCAGCTTTCTGAGGCCTGGAAGCCTTTCTGCCAGCTGCTGGTTCAATTCTTCAGCACTAATAGTGCCTTTAGAAGCCATTTGGGCAAATGCTTGAACTGCCCCCTGGAGGTCTTGACTGCTTCCACCTGCTAAGAGGAGGGCATTGGATAGGCCAATAATGGCCCTCTCAGCAAAGGCAGCATCAGCTCCAGCTCCTTGTAACTGCAAGCTAGCTCTGGCTGCTGTTCCAAACTCAACCCCTGGAGTTGTGTTGGCTATCTGTCTGAGCCTGTCAACACCACCAGCACCATTCTTGTAGAGAATTCCTCTCTCTTGGGCTATCTTCTCAGCCCCTTTCTCAATAAGGCCCCACATGACCTGGAAGGCAGTCTGGAAGCCCTGTACAAGTCTCCCCAGTAACCCTGTGGTCATATTCAGCAATGAATTGAGTGCCCCAAATGCACCAATTACAGCCCCAACAGCAATTCCTATGATTCCAAGAACCTTAGCCCCAGTTCCTAAGGCACCTAAGACCTTACTCCAGCCACCAGCACTAGCTGAACCACCTATTACTGGAGGAGGAACAACTGAACTTCCACCTCTGAATGGGTCTGGAACACTACCATTGGTAAGGTCTCCCCAAGGGGACCTCTTGGTTAGCCCAATTTTCTGAAGCCAGCTACCAGCAGCATTCCTGTCAGAAACATCTACTTCAGACATTAACTTTCTCAATGGTGCTTGTTGAAGGGCATTGGCAAACACGCCACCAGGCCTACCTCCAACAGCCAAGGCATGTTGAACCATTGCCTTAGAAAGCCTATTTATGGCTACATTCATGTAAATGAAGCCCTTAACTAGGTCCTGGTTAATGCTGTATAAATGGTCAATGGCTGAAGTATTTTTGTCCTGACTTCTTGTATTCTTATCTGTGGACCTTTGGTTAGTTAGAGTTTTCCAAGCATTAATACCCAAGGCACCAGTATTGGCTAGGCCTCCAAAGCCTCCTCTAGCAGTTCCACCTAGTCTATTCAGAACTTGGTTAATTACATTTACTGTACTGGTAACAGACTGGGAAGCAGTGCCACCTCTTTTGCCACTGTTTACCCTAGCCATCTCCTTATCATACTGGCTAGTATCCAGCTTGTATTTTAGAACCAACTCATCTGTATAGGTCATATTATTACTCTATAAGAAATAGAGGAGTACCTAAGCAGATACTCCTCATTCACCAGATGTTTTCAGGCTTAATATCTGGCTGAAGTTCTGAGTACTACTGAGAAGTAGTCAAGGGTATATGACCTAGCTCCAGGGTTGGCATAGGTCTGGAGGTTAGCAGCAAAGCCAGCTGTACCAGTAGGTAAGTTAGTACTATTTGTTCCTATACTTATTCCATTAACAAAGAATTGCCAATTAGTAGTAGCTACTCTTCTAACCTCTAATTGATACCAAGTGTCAGCAAGTACAATTCCTGGACTGGAAACAGTAGTTGTGCTTCCACCATGCCTACAGGTCCCTTTCCAGTATCCTGTACCTCCAAAGGCTAAATGCTCAAAGCATAAAGCCTCATTTCCAAAATAGGAGTCATAGGCTGAGTTTCCATAGCAACCAAATAACCAAACACCTTGAGTTACATCAGGTCCTGTTTTGATAATCCAAGTCATTCTTTCAATATCTGCAAAGTCTACACCTGTAACGTTACCAGGACCATGCAAGCAGACTAGGGCTGAACTATATTGAGGGGTAGCTGTAGTAGCTGTAAAGCAACCTGGGTGCCCTGAAACTGGAGTAGGCCTTGTTATTGTGCCATTGGGTATGTACCATTTCAATTCACCTATCTGGGCTGTAGTAGTACTACCAGCTATAAAATCATCTACCAGCACTTTGTATGTTGGTATACCCCTATCTGCACTATCTAATTTCTGAATAGCTGAAAGAATAGTATCTGAAGCTGAAATAACTCCTGTACCAGAATTGGTGAAGCCTGTAAGTACTTTTCCTATTACAGCAGCATTATCTAAAGTTACTGCTAAAGAGGAGGTCCCTGAACCAGTAGCTTGACCTGTCAGGGTTATTGTCTGGTCACCAGTATTAGTTCCTGAGTGAGTTCCATTCAGAAGAGTTGTAGAACCACTTACAGCTAGAGTAGCACCATCAGCAATAGACAAGGTAGCTGAAGTAGCTGGGGTTGTGACCCTGACTTTATTAAAGCTATTTGCAACTACTCCTGAGGTTGTTAAAGTAGTTCCATTGAAAGTAAGGTTGGCTGAATCCTGAAGTAAGCCACTGCTACCAATATAAGGAACTCTTCCAGAAGTCAAGGACCCAATGTAAACATTACCTATAAAGTCAATGAAGAACCTGGTAAGCCCGTCATTAGATATTTTCATTAAGTCAATACTTGAGTCAGTACCATTTTCTATGGCAAACATAGCATGCCCAATACCTGCAGTACTAGAAGCACCTACAAGAGAAAATAAATTACCAGTTGGAGTTCCTGAGTAATTCCAGGTAGTCCTGTAAGCACCCATAATCAAAGCCTGGTTACCTGAAGGGTTACCTAAGGCACTCCAGGGCACTGTGGCCCAAGTCTTATCTCCTCTCCAGAATTGACCTGAGGTACCAGCTGTAATGGTTGGTTCCTTGAGGGCTATATTCCCATTCAGCTTATTGAAAGCCTGAAGAATAGTATCAGTTGCTGCTACTGTTCCTGAGGCTGAAGCATAGCCTGTAAGAACTTTTCCAATGACTGCACTATTGTCAAGGGTCACTGCAATTGAAGTTGCACCTGAACCAGAGGCTTGGCCTGAAAGGGTTATGGTCTGGTTTCCAGTAAGGTAGGTATTGAGGTCAATACTCCAGTCACCAGGGGTTCCAGTAGTTTTCAGGAAGCCATATGAAGAGTTTATGCTGGAAAGTGTTGTTAGGTCACTACTCAGGGGCTGCTTGTTGCTGAACTGGTTCTGAATGTTGCTGGAGACATTGTTCAGGTACTGAAACTCAGTGTTGCTAATGCTTCCATCACCTATCTTGGTTGCACTGATTCCTGAGGCCAGCTCTGTACTGGAAATGCTTCCTGAAGCCACAGCAGCTGAAATTAGGTTCCCTGAATAGGTCAAATTGACAGTTGAAGTGTCCTGGAGGGCATTCCCTACAGCATCTAAAGCATCTTGGTCTGTGTATGAGGCACCACCCAAAGAGGCAACCAGGGTCCAGGACCCATTCCACTCATAGACCTCGTTTGAAGTTGTAAGGAGAAAGTGTTCCCCACTCTTCCCTGTTGAGGGCAAACTGGTTCCAGAATAGAAGCCTGGGCTGCTTCCATCAAAGTCTTGAATTCTAAATCTTGAATTTTCCATGAATTGAAAGCACCAACCTTAGCTACCCTTTACCAAAATGCGGAACAGCCCCAAGGTACTTCCTTCCAGTTCAGCATAAGCATAAACCACCGTATTACCTAAAGGTATGTCTGTAAGGGTCAAACCTAAAGCTTGAGTACCTGCAACTCCAGCATTCTCAAGAGTTCCTGTAACCCAAGTTACTACAGCACCATTCACTTTGAAAACAAAGGAATCTAAGCTGGATAAATCATAATTTAAAGTTACAAGAAGCTGAGGGTAGTCAGTATAAGTAGCATCACTGTCAGCCATGCCACAGAAGGTAATTTGAGGTTCACAGCTGCACTCTGTACTAGTCTCATTAACAATGGTAGTACCAATGGCCTGAAGCATTCTGGTTACAACATTGGTCTCAAAGAAGGACTGGGCTAGAATCTGGAAGCCTGAAGCAGCACCACCATTGACATTGTAAGCAGTCAGATAGACATTGCCTGACCTGAAGCCAAAGGGTTCTGTATTGCCTGGGAGAATTGGTTCATAAATACTTGTATCTTCAGTAATTCCTGAACTGGCACTGGCATAAACCAAGACATCTTCAGAGAGGTTTCTAATTAGAACCCCGTCTCTAGTTACCCCTGATACTGGAAGGGTTAAAGTACTTCCTGAAACTGTGTATGCTAATGATGAACCTGTAAAACT